ACAGCCATGGAAAGCGCTTACGAATGGTACACATCCGGTCCGCGACAACGTCTACAACCGGGCGGGATTATCATCATTGTAATGACCCGTTGGTCTACCAAAGACTTGGTTGGAAAGGTTCTGAAGCAATCAAGCCAAGAAAATGCAGATCAGTGGGAAGTGGTGGAGTTTCCTGCAATCATGCCTGAAACAGATACACCTTTATGGCCAGAGTTTTGGAAGAAAGAAGAACTGTTGTCGGTGAAGGCATCTCTCCCGGTATCCAAATGGAACTCCCAGTGGCTACAGAATCCGACAGCTGAAGAAGGCTCTATTGTAAAACGTGAATGGTGGCAGACTTGGGAGGGCGAGGTGCCAGCTTACAGTTATGTGATACAAAGCTACGATACGGCATTTAGTAAAAAAGAAACGGCTGACTACTCTGCTATAACCACATGGGCAATATTTAGCCCAGCTGACGGTGAGGCTGATCAAATCATATTGCTCGATGCAAAGCGTGTAAGAGTAGATTTTCCAGAGTTAAAAAAATTGGCTTGGGATGAATATAAGTATTGGGAGCCTGATTGTATTTTGATCGAGGCTAAAGCAAGCGGCACTCCGCTTACGCAAGAACTCAGGCGCATGGGTATTCCGGTTACATCTTATACACCTAGCCGGGGTCAAGACAAAATAGCGCGGATGAACTCGGTAGCGCCTATCTTTGAATCAGGTATGGTTTGGGCTACCGAGGATCAATTTGCTGATGAGGTTATTGAGGAAATGGCATCTTTCCCATACGGCGATCATGACGACTACTGTGACTCTGCTACAATGGCATTAATGAGATTCAGGCAAGGCGGATTTGTAGCGTTAGACGAAGACTATCAAATGGAGGCAGATTTACTACCACGTAAACGCACGGTTTATTATTAAAACCGGCAAGAAGTGTTAAACTGAAATACTATGGCTATTGAAAAACGACAATTAGGCACGCAAGACAACCCAGACATCAATGTGGGAGGCAATGCGATTGAGGTTTTTCCAGAGCCTACTAGACAAGATCAAATCCGTGAAGCGGCAGAAATATTAGTCACTGAAGAAGAAATACTTGTTGGTGATGAGATCGACGCAGAAGACCCTCAAGCTGATCCCGCAGCTTTCGATGCTAACCTTGTAGATTTTGTAGACGAAAGTGAGCTGAAAAGCTTATCGGGAGATATCCTTTCTAGCATACGTCACGACAAAGAATCACGTAGCGAATGGGAAAAGACTTACATCGAAGGCCTAAAGTACCTAGGCATGAAGTTTGATGAGGCTAGATCAGAGCCGTTTGAGGGATCTAGTGGAGTAATACACCCTATACTTGCAGAAGCTGTCACACAGTTTCAGGCGCAGGCATACAAAGAAATGTTACCGGCCAAAGGCCCGGTCAAGACTCAACTTGTAGGCCAAAGAACCGCAGAGACAGAAGCACAAGCAGATCGTGTGCAAGAGTTTATGAACTTTTACATCATGAACGTGATGCAAGACTACGATCCAGAATTAGATATGTTGTTGTTCTACCTGCCACTAGCTGGGTCGGCTTTCAAAAAGATTTACTACGACAATGTATTGAACCGAGCTGTCTCTAAGTTTGTATCTCCAGAAGATTTAATCGTGCCTTACGAGGCATCTGACATAAGCAGTGCGGAAAGAGTTACTCATGCAATAAGCATGTCGCGTAACGAAATTAAGAAACAACAACTCTCTGGTTTCTATGCTGACGTGGAAATCAAATCCGAATCATACGATCCAGATGATGATGAGGTACAAAAAGAGATAGACGAGATTGAAGGACTTAGCCCTTCATATGCAGAAGACAGAGATCACACCGTCTACGAGGTACACACGATTTTGGACCTTGCAGGCTTTGAAGATATGGATCAAGACGGCAATCCTACTGGATTAAAGCTGCCTTATATCGTCACGATAGACGAATCTTCACAAACCGTACTGTCCATTAGAAGAAACTTCGTAGAAGGTGATCCCTACAAAAACAAGATCAACTACTTCGTACAGTACAAGTTTCTACCGGGACTAGGTTTTTACGGTCTAGGATTGAGTCACATGATTGGTGGCATATCCAAAGCATCTACATCGATCCTAAGACAATTAATTGATGCAGGCACTCTGGCAAACTTACCAGCAGGTTTTAAAGCCAGAGGCATGCGCATTCGAGATGAGGATGAACCATTACAACCGGGAGAGTTTAGAGACATAGACACTACCGGCGGATCCTTACGCGAAAACTTAATACCGTTGCCAATCAAAGAACCGAGCAACGTGCTTATGAGTCTATTGGGCATACTGGTTGACTCAGGCAAAAGATTTGCTGCTATTGCTGATATGAATGTCGGCGATATGAATCAGGCCATGCCAGTAGGCACAACTGTAGCGTTGCTGGAGCGTGGCACAAAAGTTATGAGTGCTATTCACAAAAGATTGCACTACGCGCAGCGCATTGAGTTTCAACTACTATCAAAATTATTTGGCGAATATTTACCGCCTGAATATGCATATGAAACAGGCACCGGACCCAGAGAGGTAAAACAAACTGACTTTGATGACCGCATCGATGTTATCCCGGTATCTGATCCAAACATATTTAGCCAGAGCCAGCGCATAACGCTCGCACAAGAGCTTTTGCAGATGGTTCAATCAAACCCACAAGTGCATGGTCCAAACGGCATATACGAAGCGTATAGGCGCATGTATGGGGCGTTAGGTGTGGATAATGTCGAAGCGTTATTACAACCGCCACCAGATATGACTCCCAGACCAATTGACGCAGGATTGGAAAACAGTGGTTTCTTGATGGGCCAACCAGCGCAAGCTTTTGAAGGCCAGAACCATACAGCTCATGTTGAAACACACAGAGCCTTGTTCTTGACGCAAGTCGTCAAAGAGAATCCCCAAATACAAGCCATGGTTATAAGCCATGTGATGCAGCACTTACAGTTTTTGGCTTCTGAGATGGCGCAACAACAAATACCGCCAGAAACCATGGAAAGAATTAGTCAGGTGCAACAGCAGCTGCAACAAATGCCGGTCGATCAACAGCAACAAGCTGCACAACAAATACAGATGTTGTTGGATCAATTTGCTGCACCAATCATGGCACAACTCAGTGCGGAGTTTTTACAATCTATCGGTCAGGGATCAGAAGATCCTCTGGTAGAGATACGAAAGGCAGAAGTCGAACTGCGTGATAAAGAGCTTGATCAAAAGCAATCTCAGTTTGAAAGCAAACAAAATCAACGAGCTGAAGAAAAGGTTCTTGAGAACGAAATACAGAGGCAACGTATAAATGTGCAAAAAAACGTAGCTGATGATAAACTGGATGTTGCATTGCAAAGGTTGCAACAGCAAGCAGATCTAAAACTCCTTGAGTTAGAACAGAAAATGAGGGGATAAGATCAAGGAGAAATTATGACAACTAGTTACAAAAAAGAGGCAATCAAAGAGCTGAAAGCGCAAAAGAAATTAGAGCGCGAAGCTGAGGCTGAAGCGCTGTCTGCAAAAACAGCAGAAGAAGCAAAAGCACAAGCTGAGAACGAAGCTCGTCTTGCAAAAAAATTAGCGCGTATTGCTAAAGGTGAATCTGCTCCGGTAGAGCCAGAGCCTACGCCAGAACCAGAACCAGTCGCAGAGGAAGAAAAGCCTGTTGCGAAAAAGCCAGCGCCGAAAAAGCGTGGGCGACCAGCTAAGAAAAAGGGGTAATTATGGAAGGTTATACAAAATACAAACTGAAGAAAAAAACCATTGCTAAGATGGTTGACGGCGAAATGAAAAATCTCGGCGTAGAAAAAATTATTGACGTTAGAGGCAAGGGTGCCGCAACTAAGGGGCTGAAGTTTAAAGTCAGATCTTAATGGACGATTTAACGCTTCACGACAAGATCAAGAAAGTGATCAAAGATAGAGAGTCTCAGATAAGCGAGACACTTATGTCGGGAGCATTAGAAAGTATAGAACATTATAAATTTTTGCAAGGCGAGCTTTCTGCGTTATACTATATCGAATCGGAGATAAAAGAATATAACAAGGAATTGTGATAAATGTCTGAACAAGCAAAAAAAGCAATCGTAGATGCCTACGTCGATACCGACGATAGGGTCCTCGATCCTACCCTGTTAGATAAATCAGTCTTAGAACGAATGCCTCAACCAACTGGTTGGCGTATGCTGGTTTTGCCATACGGCGGAAAAAACACAACTAAAGGCGGTATTCTCTTAACTAGTGAAACTAAAGAAAGAGAGTCTTTGGCTACTGTTGTTGCTTATGTTGTGAAGATGGGACCTCAGTGTTATAACGACAAAAATCGCTTTGGCGACACGCCATGGTGCGAAGAAAAGCAATGGGTGATGATTGGCCGTTACGCTGGCTCTCGTTTCAAACTCGAAGACGGCGCTGAAGTCAGAATTATCAACGATGACGAAGTCATAGCCACAATCCTTAATCCAGATGATATAATGAGCGTGTAACCATGATTGAAAACAACGAAAACCTAGAAACCCAAGTCGAAGAAGTCGAAGTAGATATCCAAGAGGATGCTGCTGTCGAAGCACAAACTACCAGCCCGGATGACGAGCTGGACAATTACACTAAGAGTGTAAGCAAGCGAATCAACAAAAAGAATGCGCAGGTAAAAGCCGCTGAAGATCGGGCTGCGTATTTTGAGCAGATTGCGCGTCAGCAACAAGAACAACTAACCGCTTATCAACAAAGCTATCAAGCTCAAGCAGATACCGTCTTACAGAAAGAAGAAGAGGCGCTTGAAGCTAAAGAGCGCGAAGCAGCAGATCTATACAAACGTGCTGTGGAATCTGGTGACGCTGAATTGATGAGCAAAGCCGATGATCTAAAAGGCGATCTCAGGATCCAAAAAGAAAAGATCAAAGTGGCAAAGCGTAGGAGAGAACAAGCTCCACAAGCGCAGCAAGTCGATCAGTCTTATTACCAACAGCCAGCCGCACAACAACAAGAAGCGGTTCAGCCTACAGAAGAGGCTTTGGGTTGGTACGAGAATAATAAGTGGTACGGAAACCAAGAAGATCCTGCTCATTTAGAAGCAACACAGTTTGCTTTTTTCCAACATAACATGCTTATCAATGAAGGTTTTGAGCCAGACTCAGAAGACTACTATGGTGAGCTGAATAACCGAATTTATAAAGTTTATCCACACTTGCAATCCGCAGGTGAGGGTGACGGTCAAAAGGATGGTAGACCCTCCGTGCAAAGAGTCGCATCCGCTTCCGTTGGAAGTCGTCAACAAACACGTAGTAAAAAGAACGGCGTAACTTTCTCGAAATCAGAAGTCGAGCGCCTTCGAGGGCTAAAACCGCACAACATGTCTGAACAAGACTGGTTGAAACGAGTAGCTCAAGAGAAGCAAAAAATTGCTCAAAGGGAGGCAATATGACAACTAATGAAAAGAAAGTAACGAATCGAAACTCGCGTGAATCCGAAGCTCACGATAATAATCTTCGTAGTAAACCATGGAGGCCGGTACGGAACCTAGAGGCGCCTCCTGCACCGCCGGGTATGACATACAGGTGGATCAGGACCGCTATGTTGGGGCAAGAAGATCGATCTAATGTTTCAAGACGAATCCGTGAAGGATGGGAGCTTGTTAAATTGGAAGAACTTCCTGCTGAATGGCAGCACATGTCAACAACAGAAGTAGGGAAAGAAACTGGCATTATTAACAATGAAGGTTTAGTTTTGGGCAAAATGCCCACTGAGATGGTAGAACAACGTAACGAATATTATCAACAAAAAAACTTGGATCAGGTGCAAGCTTTGGATAACACAGTTTTCAACGATTCAAGAAAAGATAACCGATACGTTAAATACAATCCTCAGAGGGATACCAAAGTGACCTTCGGTAAACAATGATAGGAGTGTATCATGGCTAATAAAGATGCCGCTTTTGGCATGAAACCAGTCAAAATGATTGGTGGAGCGCCATACACTGGTGGAACGAGTCGATATCGTATAGCCGCGAACTACGGAACAAGCATATTTCAAGGCGATATGGTAGCTCAAGTCACTGGTGGAACCGTTGAGGTTCACGCCGATGGTGGGACGGTTCCCATCGTAGGTGTATTTAATGGGTGTCAATACACGGACCCTACAACTAAGGAGCAAGTGTTTAGCAACTTTTACCCCGCATCTACAAATGCGTCGGATATTATAGCTTTTATAATAGACGACCCAGACGTAGTGTTTGAGGTTCAGTGCAACGCAGCGTTCCCTATTGCAGACCTGTTTGGCAATTTTGACATTGTATATACGTCAGCTGGAAGTACCGTTACTGGTATTTCAGGAGCTGAACTTAACGTCGCTGATGGTGGAACTGGAACGACTTTGTCTGTGAAGGCAATTGACATTTCAGAAGATCCTGACAACGACGATGTCTCATCGGATGCAACAAACGTATATGTTGTAATTCAAAACCATATATTCGGTGTTAAAGGCGCCGGGTTAGCTTAGGAGGTTAATTAGATGGCGATTTCAAGAGCGCAATTAGCCAAGGAATTAGAACCCGGACTTAATAGCTTATTTGGTATGTCATACGACAGTTATGGAGGTCAGGAATACGCTGACATCTTTAGTGTTGAGGACAGTCAAAGGGCTTTCGAGGAAGAGGTCTTAATAACAGGCTTCGGTAGCGCACCGACAAAAACAGAGGGAGCAGGGGTTGCTTTCGATAATGCTAATGAAGGTTTTACAGCAAGGTATACGCACGACACTGTCGCGCTTGCTTTTGCTTTGACCGAAGAAGCAATCGAAGACAATCTTTACGATTCTCTTGGTAAAAGGTATGTAAAAGCACTTGCACAATCTATGGCTCACACCAAAGAAGTGAAAGGCGCGGACGTACTCAATAACGCATTCAGCTCATCCTTTACAGGTGGCGATGGCGTTTCTCTGATCAACACAGGACACCCACTTGCGGGTGGTGGTACTGCTGCGAACAGAGCAACAACCATGGCAGACTTGAACGAGACTAGTCTCGAAGATGCTCTGATTGATATTTCTACTTTTACTGATGACAGGGGTCTAACGATCTCAGTACAGGCTACAAAGCTTGTGGTTCCACCACAGCTAGTGTTTGTTGCTGATAGGATCCTTAACTCACCGGGCAGAGTAGGAACAGCTGACAACGACCTAAACTCAATTAGGAACACTGGAGTTATTCCGGGCGGTTACACTGTTAACCATTACCTGAATGATCCTGATGCTTTCTTCTTGATGACTACGGTTACTGAGTCAGGTGAAGGCCTAAAGATGTTCCAAAGAACAGCTATGGAAACTAGCATGGAGCCAGACTTTACGACTGGTAACATTCGATACAAGGCTAGAGAGCGTTATAGCTTCGGTTTCTCTGATTGGAGAGGAATCTACGGCTCGCAAGGTGCTTAATTGAACCAACAGTAGGGTTTATTACTCAACTACTGAGAAAGAGGGCTACGGCCCTCTTTTTTTATGCCTAGCTACACATGTATAAAAACTTGCACACGGACACGGTATTGAGTATATTAACAATATAGATACGCAAAACCGGAGACAAAAATGGAATTGAAACTAGATTGGTCAGCAGAGACGATCCACACAGATGGACGTTTTATCAGCACGGCCAAGCCTAACTCAGACTTCTGGCAGGTATGGCGCGAGCGTAAAGCAGCAGTCAAAGCTGCTGGTTACTCTGTGCGCAAAGTCGATGATCAATGGATGGTTACTCGCCTCAGAGATAACGATCAGGCGATTGCTGATTCTCAAGCTGTAGATGCAGACATCGAGATCCCGGTCCCGGCTGGACTGTCTTATCTCCCGTATCAAAAAGCTGGCATCGCTTATGCGACACAGCGTCAATCTACGCTGATCGGTGATGAAATGGGTCTAGGTAAAACCATACAAGCTATCGGCGTGATCAATGCTACAGCTCCTAAAACTGTTTTGGTTGTATGCCCAGCATCTCTCAAGATCAACTGGAAAAACGAAATGACCAAATGGTTGGTTTCTGAGCGTGACATTCAGATCGTTAACGGTGGTGGTGAGCAGATCCCTGAGACGCCTGACGTGGTTATCATCAACTACGATGTTCTGACTAAACACCAAGATGCAATCAACGCGCGTGTTTGGGATCTAGTTATCATGGATGAGGCGCATTACATTAAGAACCCTAAAGCCAAGCGCACCGGCGTTGCTGTGGGCATCAAAGCAAGCCGTAAGGTTGTATTGACCGGGACACCGATTACCAACCGCCCTATCGAACTACAGCCTATTGCTGGTTATCTGGATCCTGTTACTTTTGGTAACTTCTTCAAGTTTGGCCGTAAGTATGCAGGTGCATACAGAGATCGTTTTGGATGGCACTTTGACGGCGCGTCTAACCTAGATGAGCTGCAAAGATTGTTGCGTCAATCTTTCATGATCCGCAGGAAAAAAGATGAAGTGTTGAAAGAGCTGCCAGCAAAGGTGCGTCAAATTATTGTTTTGCCAAACAACGATTACAGCGACCAGATCCGTAAAGAGTTTGAAACCATGGCGGATGCAGTCGATGAGACATCATCAAATGATGTTGAATTCGAGCAAATGTCAGGTGTTCGTCACGATACTGCACTGGCTAAAGTGGCTGATGTTGTCACTCACGTAGCTGATATCGATCACCAAGTGGTGGTCATGGCTCATCATAAAGATGTTGTAGATGGTATCAAAGAAGGTCTTGAGGCAGCTGGCAAGACTGTGGTTACTCTTACAGGCGACTGCTCACAAGCTCACAGACAAAACTCTGTTGATACCTTTCAAGCTGGCAGTGTTGACGTGTTCATCGGCACTATCGGAGCTGCGGGTGTAGGAATTACCCTCACTTCTGCAAGTCACGTAGTATTCGCAGAGCTTGATTGGGTTCCCGGTAACGTGTCACAAGCTGAAGATCGTTGCCACAGAATTGGTCAAGAAAGCTCTGTGTTAGTACAGCATTTGGTTGTTGATGGTTCAATTGACGCTAGGCTGGCTGAGGTGCTGGTTAGCAAGCAGAAGGTGTTAGATAAGGCACTGGATAACGTGGTTGAAAACAATGTCAGCATCGAGGAGATTGCAATTGATGTGGAAACTGTGGAAAAAGTATTCTCAGCTAAAAACAAGAAGTCGCCTAAGCCTCTGCCTGCAAATGTGGTGGTTGCATTACAGGATTTCGTATCTTGTGTTGCGAGTGCATGCGATGGAGCGTTTGCGGAAGATGGGATGGGTTTCAACGGGACCGACAGCAATTTCGGTAAAAGCCTCGCTGGGCAAGACCAATGGACTCCAGCACAACAGCACGCTGCAAAAACTATGATCAAGAAGTACAAAAGACAGATTGTTAACGCAGGCAGAGCTGAGGCTTACCAAAAAGTTTACGGGTAAGAAAGGGCTTCGGCCCTTTTTATTTGTTTTTCGGTTTTTAGTGGTATACTGACAGAGTCTCTATGGCAATCGGATGGGCCGGTTGCTGGTCTAATTTAGGAGGACTGTAGCATGACAACACACTTTACGAGCGGAGTAACCAATGTTTCAGGTGATGGAACACTTGGTAAATTAAAGGCTCCCGCACCCCATAAGTACCATAGTTATTTTAATGACTTTGATACTTATCTAGCGTCCGATTGGACAATCACAACAACAGAAGATGGAACAGGATCCGCAACAGAAGCATTAGCTGACGGTGATGGCGGTCTTTTGTTGGTAACTAACGCAGCTGGCGATAACGATGCCGACTTTTTCCAATTGGTAAAAGAAGGTTTCAAATACGAAGCTGGTAAACAATTAGCGTTTCACATGCGGTTCAAAACCAATGACGCAACGCAATCTGACATTGTCGCTGGTTTACAACTTACGGACACATCTCCGTTAGATGTAACCGATGGCATTTTCTTTTTGAAGTCAGATGGGGCTACGACTGTCACTATGATAGTTGAAAAAGACAGCACTCAATCTACTTTAGATTTGCCTACCGCACTGGCCGACGATACTTTTATGACTATAGGATTTTTATATGATCCTAAAGATCAGAAGTTTCACGTTTTCCAAAACAACGTCTTAGCTGGCACAGTAGTCAGCACAAACGCGCCAGATAATGAAGAGTTAACTCTGTCGTTTGGTATACAAAATGGTGCTGCTGCTGCGAAAACTTTGACCGTTGATTACATTGGCGCTTACAAAGAACGCACTGCGGTAACTGAACTGTAGGAGGTGAGATATGGCTGATGCTGTAGCTTCACAAACTATTCAGGACGGCGAAAGAACCGCGATTATGCGGTTCACCAACGTGTCTGACGGCTCAGGCGAGTCAGCAGTTAAAAAGGTAGATGTATCTGCCTTAGCTGCAAACTCAGCTGGGAAAGCCTGCACTGAGGTTCACATCCAAAGAATTTATTGGATGACTGTTGGCATGAGCGTTAAAATGGAATTTGATGCATCAACAAATGTCCTGCTTACACACATACCAGCAGATGCAACCGGCGATGAATACTACGATAACTTCACTGCTATCCCAAATAATGCTGGATCTGGCAAAACCGGAGACATTGACTTCACAACAGTGGGTCACTCCAGCGGCGACAGTTACATGATTATTTTGGAGATGATTAAGAAGTACGATTAAGGAGTTATTGTGGCGATTTTCAGAAATCAAGCAATGCCCATGCAGCCTCCGGGCGGTATAGGCGGTTTGTTTAGTAGATTAAGACGCCCGATGACCCCCCCTATGGGCGGATTTGGTGGATTTGGCGGAGGCGGTTTTGGGCCTCCTCCGTTTGATCCTAGAATGCGTGGCGGGTTTCCCGGCATGGGCGGTGGATTCTTTGGTGGCTTTCGACCAAGATTTAAACGCAGACCTCGACCACAAATGCCGGATTATTCAAGCCAAATATCTGGCTTAGAAGCTAAAATTGCAGAATTACAAGAACAGCTCGCGGCTAGACAAGCTGCTACACGAATGCCTGATCCTGTTATGGATGTAGCTGGGCCAAGAATAGGCACTATGGGCGGACCCGGTTTTGGTGAGTTTCCTTTAGGCACCGCTGGACCTCGTATAGATCCAAGCGATCCCGCATTTGTACCACCACCGATGATAGGCGGAATGGGTCCGGGCAACATACAAATACCAAACATAGATGTGGATGCAATCAGAGAAAGAATTGCAAACTTAAATATTGATGTTGGTGGCGAAGGCGGAAGACCAGACATGCCAATACCAACAAGAGGTGGTGTTTTGCCACCCCAAGACGTTGGTGGACGAAAGAAACTGACGAAAGGCCCCGGTATGCCAAAAAAGATACCGATGAAACCACCATCGATAGAAAGAATTATGCCTCCGATGCCAGAAGAAATAGCGGCGCCAACGACACCTCAAACAGGTTTTTTTGGCAAGATTCAAGAGGCAATAGAAGCAAGAAGAGATCCGAGGGGAGACTTCATACCTTTCGTGCCTCCGCAAATTAATGAGCCGATGCCGATGCCTGCTCAAGTTATGCCAGCACCTATGCCGATGCCATCTTTACCTCAGTTTCCAATGCCACAAATAGATCCTATGGGGCGCGTGGCAGCTCCACTAACAAGAGGCCCAGTAAATACGGCAATCAATAGACCAGCGGTTGGAATGCGTGGTCCGGGCATGAGGATGAGATAATGACACAAAAGAAAATTAACAAAGTAATTAAAGGCTTAAAAAAAGCCAGCAAGACACACGCACAACAAGCCAAGACCTTGGGCGCGATCAAGATGAAGGCAGGCGGCAGCATACCTGATAACGTAAAAAACCCTTCGCTCTATTCCAAAGCTAAATCCAAAGCAAAAGCTAAATTTGACGTGTACCCGTCAGCTTATGCCAACGCCTACATGGTTAAAGAATACAAAAAAATGGGTGGCACATACGCAGCCAAAGGCGGAGCAATCAGTAAGAAGAATGGCGGAGACGTGTCTTTAAAACCAGTACCAAAAGGCAACAAGGGTTTAGGCAAGCTGCCAACAAAAGTACGCAATAAGATGGGCTACATGGCAAATGGCGGCACTGTAATGGTCCAAGGGCGCGGCTGTGGAGCAATGATGGACAGCAAGCGTAAAAAGACAAAAGTGCCTAGAAGCTGATGGCCAAGCCTAAAGGTGGTCTAACCGAGTGGTTTGGAAAAGGACGCAAGGGCGATTGGGTAGACATTGGCGCTCCCAAAAAAGACGGTAAGTTTCAGCAATGTGGAAGAGCTTCCACAAAAGGATCTAAACGCAAGTACCCCAAATGCGTACCCCGGTCCAAAGCAAATCAAATGTCCAAAGGACAAATCGCCTCCGCTGTAAAGCGTAAGCGCTCAAAGAGACAAGGTGTTGGTGGCAAACCTACCAATGTAGAAACTATCGTTGCAAGAAATGGTGGTAAAATAACAAAAAGATCAAACATGGGTTTGTTTGGCAGAATATAAGGAGCGGTTATGACGTATAAAAAAACAAAAGGTTATTCAGTTAACAAAAAATCGAAAGGCGGAGCCATGATGAAGAAGTCGAAAGGCGGATCCATGATGATGAAGTCTAAGGGTGGATCTCTTATGAAGAAATCCAAAGGTGGCGCCATGATGAAAAAGACTAAGGGCAATGGTGTTAGTCAAGCGATCACCAAACTGGCGGTTAAGAAGTCGAAAGGCGGAGCTATGATGCGCAAGTCTAAGGGTGGGGCTTTGATGAAAAAGTCGAAAGGCGGAGCGATGAATAAAAAATCTAAGAGGTAAGCCGTGTCTTATCTCATTAGTAACGTCCCGCACTTTAAATGTTGGGTGAGGCGGGAGTTTACCCACAATCATGAAAAGTATCATGATGAATATATTCACGCTTTGGCCATAGCGGTCAACACCATCCCAGATCGATCTCTAAGTTTTCAAGTCGTGTTTACAGGTTGCGAAGCCGATTGCGATGATTGGGACGAAGACAACATACACGGCGGTGCTATGTGGGCTAGGATGCCCATACAGGGACTGGTTTTTGATATGCCTTTGGAAGAATTTCCAAGGCCAATGGAAGATCATTTAGCACAACCATGGGACTGCGAATCAAGAAATCATGCAGTCACAGTCATGGACCGGGTAAGCTCTTCACCATGGATTGCAAAGATTGGCGGTGATTTTTATCAGGCTAAATATTTGTTTACGGTTGACTACACAGACTCGGACATAGCAGATGATCCTGCACAACACAAGCAATCTCATGTATTATATATAACTGAAGATTGCGAATGGAAAGGCAATCTGGTTGCATTACCTAACAACCGGGTTAGGGCTACAAGCCCAGCTCT